TACGTCGGCTACGGTGACGATGAACAACGTCATCACCTACACAGGCGCGGTCACGATGTCTACGCGCACAAACGCGATGACGCTGAGTTTGTCGACGGGCTACACCATCTACGGCAACTGGACCAATGGCTCAGGGACAACGCTGAGCGGAGCGCAGACGTTGACGTTCTCTGGTCGCAATACGCAGACAATCACAAGCGCAGGCAAGACGTTCTCGGGCGGCATCACCGTCGACTCCTACGGTGGCTCAGTCGAACTTGCTGACGCTCTCAACATCGGCTCCAACACTCTCACCGTCACCAACGGCACCTTCGACACCAAAAACTACAACGTCACCGCAGGCTCTCTGTCGTCCAGCAACAGCAACGTCAGGGCGATATTGCTGGGGTCGAGTACGGTGACGTTAAGTTCAATTACTCCTGTTGCATTCTCAAACTCTGCCAACCTTAGTTTTAACTGCGGAACTTCACAAATAAATTTAACTTCAACAGGCAATACAGATTTTTCTGGTGGAGGAATGACTTTTAACAATGTTAGTGTTACGGACACAACAGCTAGAAATAAAATTTTTAGTCAAACAAACACCTTTAACAATCTAACAATTTCTCCGACAGCCTCTGCCGGTTTGATGTCGCTACTGTTTAATAATGATCAAACTATTACAGGTACGCTCACCGTTGCTGGGGCCTCTCCCGTCCGGCGTGTGTTTGTCTACTCCAATCCCATCGGCACCACCCGCACCCTCACAGTCGGCACGCTCAGTGCCGACGATTGCGACTTCCGCGACATCACCATTGCAGGCACCGCAGCAGGGTCTTCTCCGACCCGTGCAGGCGACTGCGGCGGCAACAGCGGCATCACCTTCCCTGCTGCAAAGACTGTCTATTGGAACCTTGCAGGGGCTCAGAACTGGTCTGCTACGGGATGGGCGCCGTCTTCTGGAGGAACGCCTGACATCAATCAGTTTCCGCTGGCGCAGGACACGGCTGTGTTTGACAACACAGGCAGCGCAGGGACTGTGACGATTGATGCTGCTTGGAACATCGGCACGTTTGATGCGTCGTTGCGGACTAGTGCGATGACGCTCACCACCAGCACTAACACTCCGTTTGTTTATGGCGATTGGAAGTTTGGCACGGGTGTGACGTCATCTAGTACGACAGGTACGATTACGTTCGCCAAACGCGGGACGCAGACCATCACCAGCAACGGCATTACTTTTGGTTGTCCTGTCACGATAGATTCCGTTACTGGTGTTGTCCAGCTTGCAGATGCGTTGTCGCTTGACTCAACACGTACCCTGACCCTCACATCTGGCACGTTTGATGCGGTGTCGTATAACGTGACGACGGGATTGTTTAGCGCTGTTTTTGCAACATCAGGTTCCAGATTAAAAATGGGTTCTGGAACGTGGACGCTTTCTGGAACCGGGAGCGTCTGGACTGGTATTTCGTCTGATGTTACCTTTTATAAAGGTACTGCAGACATCGTCCTGTCCAACACCAGCACCTCTGCCCGTACATTCACAGGCGGCGGTCTTTCATACAACAAACTCACCATCGGCGGCACAACTGGCACATCCACCCTCACCATCACCGGCAACAACCAATTTAGTGAACTTGCCTCAACCAAAACCGTAGCCCACACCATTGCCCTTGGCACCACAACCCAGACCTTCGGCAAGTGGACGGTGACAGGCACCGCAGGCAACGTCGTCACCCTGACCGGCACTGGAACCTCCCACATCCTCGCAGGAGCCTGCACCAGCGGCATTGACTACCTTGCTATGGGAAGCATTGGCTTTGCTGCCACAAGCCCTGGTGAGTTCTACGCTGGTGCCAACAGCACCGGCACGGCCGCAGCGCCTGTCTATCGCACAGCCAAGCCTGCTGACAGCACGCGCTATTGGGTTGGTGGCACAGGCAACTGGAGCGACACAGCACGCTGGTCTACGACATCTGGAACAGGCAGCGGAGCTTCTGTGCCGCGCAGCCACGATGATGTTGTGTTTGATTCAGGCAGCAATGGGACAGCCTACACAGCCACAGTGAACGCTGTTACAGGCGGCATCAGGATGAAGGCGTTGACCATTGCTGGACCGGCGTCGGGGAATGTGACGTTGGCGGGTTCTACGGCAATGGACGGTATCCATGGCAATGTGACGCTGCCCGCGACGGGGCTGACTCGGACGTATACGGGGGCGATGACGCTGTCGAGCAATTCCACCGGGCTGACGTTTACGACGAACGGGGTTGCGCTGGCATCTTCCATTACCGTCAATGGCGTAGATTGCTCGTGGAGCTTGGGTTCTGCATTGGATACAGGAGCATCAAATGGAATAACCGTTACCAACGGAACGTTCAGTTTTGCAAATTACAACTATACAGGGTTGTCAATAAGTTCTAGTAGCGCAAATTCCAGAACAATTGATTTTGGTGCAGGGACGGCTACTCTATCTGGGTCTACGCCAATCAATTTTGGTACAACCGAAACGAGCCGAGCCAATCTCACCGTCACGGCAGGAACTTCGCAAATAAATATATCTGCAATTGGCCCCAACTTTTCCGGCAACAATCAGACCTTTTACAACGTTAGTTTTACTCAAACCAATCCAGTTGACAGAACTATTAACGGCACAAACAGTTTTAACAACCTGTCTTTTTCTGGGTTAACTGCTAGCGGGTGCAGACCTGTTATTTTATCCGCCAACCAAACCGTCACAGGCACACTCACCTTCTCCGCAGGCACCAACGCCACCATGCGGCACTTCTGCCGCAGCGACACCATCGGCACCACCCGCACCATTACGGCTAACGCCGTGTCAATGACCGACGTTGACTTCCGTGACATCACCATCGCCGGTGCTGCTGCTCCTGCCTCTGGTACGCGCATAGGCGACTGCAAAGGCAACAGCGGTGTTACGTTCACGGCTGCGGCGAACAAGTATTGGAACCTTGCTGCTGGCGGCGACTGGGGCGGTGCTATTGGTTGGGCTACAGGCAGCGGCGGTACACCGAACATCAACGACTTCCCGTTGGCACAGGACACCTGCTTCTTTGAAGCTACGGGGCTGAACAGCGGCGCCTCCATAAGCATGAACGCAGACTATCATGTTGGTGCAGTTGATATGTCTGCAAGAACCGCCAATACAATACTGTTCCTCACATCAAACAGAACAATATCAGTTTACGGTAATTGGATTAACGGCACGGGGACAACTGTTAGTAATAATGGTTTGCTCTTTTTTGCTGGGAGGGGTTCACAGACCCTTACTAGCGCTGGAGTTTCTTTTGCTTCAAGGCTGGAAGTTAATTCTCCTGGTGGTACGTTGACGCTACAGGACGCCTATCAATCAAGCAACACGAATACCGGCGCGATAGCTTTAACTTCTGGCACGTTTAATGCTGTTACATATAATGTAACCCTTGGCTCTGGCGGCACGTTTACTGTTTCTGGCGCAGCTACGCGCACGGTTGCAGTTGGTTCTGGTACATGGACGAGTTCAGGAATCGGGTCTGCTTGGAACGCGACTACATCCACCAACCTCACCGTCACCGGCACAGGCACCATCAGCCTCACCTCTGCATCTGCCAAGACCTTCGTAGGCGGCAGCATCTCCTACAGCGGCATCACTCTCAACCAAGGCGGTGTAGGCACGCTGTCCGTTAACGGCAACAACACCTTCGCCAACATCACCAACACCTACAGCGCCACTGGTGCCACCACCATTGCCTTTGGCACGACGACACAGCGTGTTGGCAGCTTCACTGCCACTGGTGAAGCCGGTAGGGTGTTGACGTTGACGGGGAGTTCTGCCTCCTCCCCCGCGACGCTGGTGCTGACCTCGGGCACGGTGACCACGCCTGACTACCTGACGATCACCGGCATCCGCGCCTACGACTTGACCACAACGTGGTACGCCGGAGCGAACTCAACCAACAACGGGTCGCTGGGCTGGTACTTTGAGTCGGCAACGCCGCCGCCGGTAGTCACGACCGGCGTGTTCTTGATGTTCTGCCGGTGGTGATTGGGTACAGTTGGAGGCCACTTGGTGGCGAGAAAACATGAGCTTGAACATGCAACAGAAGGCCGATCTGACGGCGGAGGCGATGAAGGCCGCTCCGCCTGTCACGGTGGCTGGCGCGACCGTCGCCGGCATCCAGGTGAACGATCTGATCCTGTGGGCCACGTTGGTCTATGTGGTGTTGCAGATCGCGTTCTTGCTGTACAGGTGGCACAAGATGCACACGACCAAGAAGGGAGAAAGTAATGGACCTGACTGATCTGCGCACGCTCAAGGCCCAGGCGGCGGTTGAGCTTCAGAGGCTTGAGGCCCAGGCTACGGCAAAGGAGGTCGCTGCCAAATCAATCGGCAAGACGGCCATCATTTGGATCTTCCTGCTGGTGCTTGTGGGCGTGGTGTCGTCGGCCTTCTTGGCATCTGAGGCGCTGCCGGCCGTGATCGGACTGGTGGCCACGGCCACGATGGCTTTGATCCAGATGGTCAACGGCATCGTGAACGAGGCCAAGAAGGAAGAGAAGCCGGAGATCACGATCATCAAGGAGTTGATCAGCCGGCTGGACAAACCTGAGCGTCAGGAGCCGACCATGAAGGTCAACGTCGAAGGCGACCGTGTCACCGTTCAGCGCGGCGACGATGTCATCTCCACCAAGGGGTAACTATGCTCTCTTTGCTTTCGACCCTCGGTGGTCTGCTGATCAGCGGCCTGCCCAAGCTGCTGGAGTTTTTCCAAAACAAGTCTGATCAGAAGCACGAGATTGCCCTGGCGCGTCTGCAGACCGAGCGAGAGCTCCAGCTTGCGGCTCAGGGGTACGCCTCCCAGGCCAAGATGGAGGAGATCCGCGTCGAGCAGGTGGCGATGCAGACCGAGGCGCAGATGACCGAGGCGGCGCTCAGGCACGATGAGAAGGTGCTGGAGAAGGCCAGCCGCTGGGTTGCCAACTACGTCGGCACGGTGCGGCCGACCGTGACCTACATCTTCATCATCGAGTTGGTCCTGATCAACGCTGCTCTGACGCTGTACGTCTGGAAGCATCCGGGCCTGATCCAGTCGGTGGATGACCTGATCCGGGTGACGGCGATCATCTTCAGCGAGGACGAGATGGCCATGCTGGGCGGGATCATCGGGTTCTGGTTCGGCAGTCGGCAGTGGAGCAAGAAGTGAAGCTGAGCCCGGAGGGCGCTGCGCTGATGCACCGGTACGAGGGCTACAGGAACAAGCCCTACCTGTGCCCTGCGCACATCTGGACGATCGGGTACGGGCACGTCCTGTACCAAGACCAGATTCAGCTTCCCATGGTTCGCAAGGAGGGGTATGAAGGCTTCATCAGGCGGGATTACCCGCTACGTCCGGAGCACAACCGTGTCTGGTCAAAGCAGGAGATCGATGCGCTTTTCGACACTGACGTCGCTGCTTTTGAGCGAGGTGTTCTACGTCTGGTTCCCGGCTGTGCTGGTCGTCAAGGGCGGTTTGACGCTCTGGTCTCTTTTGCGTACAACGCCGGTCTAGGCAACCTGCAGCGCAGCCAGATCAGGATGAAGGCCAACCGCGGCGACATTGAAGGGGCGGCTGACGCGTTCATGCAGTGGACGAAGGCCGGCGGCCGGGAGCTTCCCGGGCTTGTGAGGCGGCGTACGGATGAACGTGCGCTGTTTCTGAGATGAGCGCAGTCAAGACCGATCCTGCCAAGTGGAAGCGCATCGTCGCCAACGTCAAGGCGTCTGGCAAAGGGGGCTCTCCAGGCCAATGGAGCGCCCGTAAGGCGCAAATGGCGACTCAGCAATACCAACGTAGCGGCGGGGGCTACAAAGGCCCTCAGAGGGCGGATAATGCCCTGGCGCGGTGGACGCGCGAGGACTGGGGCACGCGCTCAGGGAAACCGTCCACCCAGGGTTCTGAAGCGACCGGAGAGCGGTACTTGCCAAAGGCGGCACGCGAGAAGCTGACACCTTCTGAATACGCAGCCACCAGCCGGGCAAAGCGCGAAGGAACCAAGCGCGGGCAGCAGTATGTCCCGCAGCCTGAATCGATCAAGAAGAAGGTGTGGTGATGCCTGCGGTAGTGATGACCTACGACAGTCTGGTGCTGGACATCCGGAGCTACCTAGAGCGCACCGACGCGTCTACGCTGGAGAAGATCCCGACGTTCATCATGCTGGCTGAGCAGGTGATCGCCACGGAACTGAAGTTCCTCGGCAACCTGACGGTGGCCACAAGCACGATGACTCAGGGTCAGGCGACGATCGACAAGCCGGCCCGGTGGCGGAAGACGGTCTCCATCAACGTCACGGTAGCCGGAGAGCGCAGGCCGGTGCTGCTTCGGAAGTACGAGTACCTGCGGGAGTATTGGCCCGATCCCGCTTTGACGGACACGCCGCTGTACTACTGCGACTACGACTACACGCACTGGCTGGTGGCGCCGACTCCGGCTGCAGCGTACAACTACGAGGTGCTGTACTACGAGCGGCCGCAGCCTCTGGACGAGTCGAACCAGACGAACTGGTTCACTCAGTACGCGCCCCAGGCGCTTCTGTACGGGGCTCTGCTGCAGGCGATGCCGTTCCTGAAGAACGACGAGCGCATCCCCATGTGGAAGGCCCAATACGATCAGGTCATGCAGGTGCTGAAGGTCGAGGACGTCGCCCGCATCGGTGACCGTCAAACCATTGCGAGGGATGCATGAGCTTCAACAGCCCGTTCACCGGCAACGTCATCGTTCCGACTGACGTCTCCTACCGCAGCATCACGCTGTCGGCCAACACGACCCTGGAGTGGCCGGTCAACGGCAACGCGACCGCGAACTATGCGGCGCGGATCATGAACGTCACGGCCACCTCGGGTGGGCTGGTGCTGCGCATGCCGCCGGCCAACCAAGCGTCCGTCGGGCAGGATGCGCTGATCCGCAACGTGGGCGCCAACACGTTCACCGTGGCCGACTACGACGGCAATGTCATCATCGTCGTCGCGGCTGGCGAGGCGAAGTACATCTATATCACCACCAACCCTGATGAGGCTGGAACCTGGGGCATCATCGCCTTCGGCGTGGGAACTTCGACGGCCGACGCGGCGAGCCTGGACGGGTACGGCCTGACCACGATTGGGTCGACGCTGAACTCTGCCTATCCGGTGCAGAGCTTCTCGTCTAACTACACCGCGGTGGTGGCCGATCGAGCGAAGACGTTCGTCTGGACCGCCGGGGCCGGCACCCTGACGCTGACTTCGTCAGGCACCTTGGGCGACAACTGGTTCATCTTGGTCCGCAACAACGGCACGGGCACGCTGACCATCGCGCCGTCTGGCGGCGATCAGATCAACTCGGCGGTGTCCTTGGCGCTTCAGCCGGCGGATTCGGCCATCATCTGCTGCTCGGGCTCGGCGTTCTTCACCGTTGGGGTGGGCAAGAACACCGACTTCAACTTCAGCCAGAACACCAAGGCGGTCACCTCCGGCTCGTACGTGCTGACGGCCTCGGAGGCTTCCAACCCGATCCAGAAGTTCACGGGCACGCTGACGGGCAACGTCACGGTGACGGTGCCTCAGACCATCGCCGTCTACTACGTCACCAACCAGACGGATGGCACTGGGGCCGGCTATACGGTCTCCTTGACCACGGGTGTTGCGGGCAGCGCTGGGGCGACTATTCCTGCCGGGCAGCAGGTTATCCTCATCTGCGACTCTCAGAGCCTCTACAACGCCTCTACGATCGCCGCAGGAGCGTCTGTCTTGTCGTTGGACGACGGGACCGTCTCGTCGCCTTCGCTGAACTTTGCCAGCGAGCTTACGACTGGCGTTTACCGTCCGGCGTCTGGACAGTGGGGCGTCACCATCCTTGGAACGCAGCGGGCGCTGCTGCAGGCATCGGGCTTGACGATCACGGGAGGCATCGGAGCCACGGGCAACCTGACTGTAGGGGGAACGTCGACGCTGTCGGCCCTGACGGCTTCCACTGCCCTGGCGCTGGACGGCAGCAAGAACGTCGTGTCGGTGACGAACACCGGCACCGGCAACAACGTGCTGGCCACCTCGCCGACGTTGACGACGCCCAACCTCGGCACGCCTTCTGCCGTGACGCTGACCAACGCCACAGGTCTGCCGCTGACCACGGGGGTGACGGGTACGCTGCCTGTTGGAAATGGCGGCACTGGTCAAACGTCCCTGACTGCAAACAACGTCCTGTTGGGAAATGGAACCTCGGGCGTTCAAGCGGTGGCTCCCAGCACCTCGGGCAACGTGCTGACTTCCAACGGGACGACTTGGCAGAGTACTGCGTTGCCCGTCGCTGGCGTCAATGCACAAGTCTATACCTCGGGTAGCGGCAACTTCACAATCCCAGCAAATGTTACCAAGCTCAAGGTCACTGTTGTTGGCGGCGGCGGGGGCAGTGGGGGCTCTGTGTCTGGAAACACCGGAGGTGGCGGCGGTGGCGGTGGTGCCGCCATCAAGTGGCTAACGGGAATGACCCCTGGAAATACGCTGTCTTATTCAGTGGGTGCGGGCGGCACGGCGGGCACTTCTGCGCCAGGAAACGGCGGCGCTGGGTCTGCTAGTACGGTGGCTACTGGTACGACAGGAACGCCGCAGACGATCACTACACTTACTGGCAGTGGAGGCGGCGCGGGGCTTGCGGGCGGCAGCGGCGGCAGCGGCGGGGGTGGAACAAACGGAGATCTTAACGTCCCCGGCGGCAGCTTTGGCGGCTATGGAATTGGGGGCGATAGTATATATGCATCCGCTTCTCCGTATGGCTCACTTGGAAGTGCTGCATACGGCGGCGGCGCTAGTTCTTCGCCTTCGGCTAGCGGTCCTGGCGCTGCAGGTGCTGCGGGCGTGATCATCTTCGAGTGGTAAGCCATGAACTTCGACAACGCACTCAGTGTGGTCATCAAGCGCGATGGGGGTTTGCTCGACCGCGCCCTTAATCAGGGAAAAGCCGACAATATGGGCAACACCAAGACAACGGTTTGCAGCAAACTTCCGCAAGACGTTTGTTGACAGAGACAAGTCCAATGACTCAGAAGGTCTTCGCCCTTGACACGCAGCCCGGCATCCAGCGGGATGGCACGGTCTTTGACCGTCTGTTCTACACGGACGGCCGGTGGGTGCGCTTCCAGCGCGGGCGCCCGCGGAAAATGTTCGGTTTCCGCCGCATCAGCGACGCCATCAAGGGCCCTTCTCGGGGCATCTGGCTGAACGCTCTGAACGGCTTCAATTACATCTTCAGCGGGCACGCATCGGGCCTGCAGGTGCTCACGATCGACGACACGGGGGTCGGGGCTGGCATCTCCAACTTCACCCTGACAAACTTCACCTCAAGCCCGAAGAACCTATGGCAGTTTGACGGGTTCTACAACGCCACGGGTGGTGTTGCATCTTTGGTGGCGCACCCAGGCCAGAACCTGGGCGAGATTGACAGCACGACCAACACTCCGGTGCTGATCGGCAACATCAACGGCACCACGATGTCGCAGATTGGGGTGTTCACGGACTCCCTGACGCTCAACGGCACGACCACCGCAACCCTGGCGGCGGCCAACATCCGCATCGGAGCCGGGCAGAGCGTCTCAGGGTTGAACATCCCCGCCGGCACCACCGTCACTGCGGTGGTGGGGACAACGGTGACGCTCTCCCAGGCTGCCACCGGTTCGGGGACGGTGACGGCGACGTTCAACAACAACGTCTCTGTCTCTGGGGGCGTGGTCGTGCTGCACCCCTACGTCTTCGTCTACGGCAACGACGGGCTGATCAGGAACTGCTCGGCCGGGGACCCCAACGACTGGGTGTCGGCCGACGCGAACGAGAACAACGTGGCCTCGGGCAAGATCGTCAAGGGTCTACCGGTGCGGGGCGGTTCCAACAGCCCTTCGGGCCTGTTCTGGAGCCTGGACAGCCTGATCCGCGTCTCTTACGCTCCGCAGAGCCTGGGGGTGGCCGGGACGGCGAACTTCGCCGCTCCGACGTTCTGGCGGTACGACATCATCAGCAGTCAGAGCTCGATCATGTCGTCGTCAAGCGTGATCGAGTACGACGGCATCTACTACTGGTGCGGGGTCGATCGGTTCCTCCTGTACAACGGGGTGGTCAAGGAAATCCCCAACCCGATGAACCAGAACTGGTTCTTCGACAACCTGAACTACACCCAGCGCCAGAAGGTGTGGGCGACCAAGGTTCCCAGGTTCGGCGAGATCTGGTGGTTCTACCCGCGTGGCAACTCGGTTGAGTGCAACGACGCGATCATCTACAACGTGCGCGAGAACACTTGGTACGACGCCGGCCAAGCCATCGGTGCTCGGCGGTCGGCGGGGTACTTCTCCCAGGTCTTCGCCTACCCGGTGGAGGCGGACTGGGAGACCTCGGTGCAGACGGAGGTGACGTCGATCGCCACGACGGTGACGTCGGGAAGCCCCCTGCTGCTGCTGACCACCTACAACACGCTGGTGGAGGTCGACCAGATCGCTGAGGCAACGGAATTCCCAGCGGGGACGACGGTGCTCACGATCCAGTCCAGCGGCGTGCAGACCCTGGGGGCCATCACAGCGGGCTCAGGCTACGTCGACAACACGTACACGGGTGTACCCCTTACCGGCGGCTCCGGGCTCGCTGTAGAGGCTTCTGTGACCGTTGCTGGGGGTGTTGTGACGGCGGTCACCATCACCGAGGTGGGCTCGGGGTACTTGGTGGGGGATGTGCTGAGTGCCGACAACTCTGACCTAGGGGGAACCGGGGCG